CCAGCCGGTCACCTATGAAGTGGAAAACGGTCCCAAGGGCCCGCAGGCGACCAGCGTCACTGCATAAGCAGAACCTCATCGGTTGACCGATGCAAAAAACCCGCTCCGGCGGGTTTTTTTGTGCGCGTGTGGGGTGATGATCATTATGAGACAAACAAACAAACCAAAAAAAGCCCGGAAACCCAACAACGGCGCGGGTTTCGATGGAATATTAGTGGGTCATTATAAACAGTCAGTTTGAGACAAAAATCGGCGATTTATCAATTTTTACCAGTAAAAAATGACATGAATACTGGTAAAAAGGCGATTTAAATTGCCAGTTAAGTGACTTTGATGGCGATTTATATCACCTTCCATAACCTCGTTCACCAGTTTTTGATTATCAATTCCTGACGATTTACAGCGCCACGGCCTCCTCCAACCGTGTATCTGATGCCCACGGTTGAGATATCCAGCCCATCGAATACCGCACGCATTTCAGGGTGGTCGTTGAGGCTGATCAACATCTTGCCTTGGATTGATTTGGCCAGTGTTGCCAGGGCATGGTACTGGCTTAGTTCAAATTCAACTCCGTAACCCTCGGTCCCCCAATATGGTGGATCACAATAAAATAAGGTGTACTCACGATCATATTTGGTGACGCACTTTTGCCAATCCAAATGTTCCACATACACCCTCGCCAACCGCCAATGGGCTTGCGACAGTTCCTGGTCAATATTCGTGAAATTCAGCTTTGGAGGGGCGCTAGGCGCAGTGCCGAAGGTCTGTCCATGTACCTTTCCTCCAAAAGAAAGCTTTTGCAGATAGAAAAATCGAGCCGCCCTTTGGATATCTGTCAATGTCTCGACTGGTGTGATCTGCGCCCACTCGAACATCTCACGGCTGACCAGCGCCCGCTTGAATTCTTTGCAGAACTCCTCAAGGTGATACTTAACAACCCTGTACAGGTTCACCACATCACCGTTGATGTCATTAATCACCTCCGTCTTGACCGGATCCTTCATGAAAAACAGGGCCGCAGCGCCACAGAACGGTTCTACATAGGCTTTGTGTTGCGGAAACAGGGGCAGGAGGTGCTTGGCAAGGCGGCGCTTACCGCCGATCCAGGGGACGATTGGTTTTGTCATGTGAGCCTCGATGGTCTGCTTGATTTTTATGATAGGCTTCGCCCTGCTGTGTGCGCACAGCGGGAAGCCTTGGCTGGCTCACGGTCTGACTACCGTTTGCTGGCGGCCGGTCTGGTGTTGGCGCACTTGGCCGGTCGCTTCCTTCTCCTTCATGATCTATACTTTGCACAGGCCGCAGTGACGACAGAAAATCGCCGGGCTGTTCGCGTGGTTCATTCGTGATCCATACATGAGGGATGCCAGGTGAGAGTCCTGGACGGCGCCCCTCCACTGCGGCCACTAAATTTCACCTTCGATTATCCTGTAGGACTCCTCTCGCAGATTGTAGAGCGGCACTAGGCCGCCTGATCTGACCGCGTTCGTGGGCGCCACATAGCGTTTATCATCACGGCCGCGTGCCTTGGTGACAAAGTTGATTCTTACCACCAGTTTCGCGCTTGTATCATTATTTGGGGTGTCTATCACGAACAGTACTGCGGGGTTGCGCGTATCCCACAGCACCGCCTTCGGAGACGCAATTTTGTCGGGCAATAATCGCAGTATCCCAGCCGGCACATGACGGCCATCCTTGGCGTCACGCAGCATGTGCATCACATCTTTATCCGTCACGGTCACCACCGCTGTGGCTGGGGCGTGTCCTGCTTGCTCGAGGAAATCGACTATCGTCGGTGACAAATAACCCACCGTCCTAATCTCGCCCTGCGCCTGGCGCCGACCATTCACCGCATCTATCCACGGGGCAAACTGCTGTCCAAGGTGGCTGGCGAGATCGCGCGCGTTACTTAGCACCGCCTCGCGCATGTCGGGCGGCAGCGACATGATCTTTTCCCCAAACGCCATGTCCGGCCCCAGCCAAGCCTTTCCAACATTGTGATCCCATCCGACATCGATGCCTTCTGGCACCTCGCCGTAGATTTCGCCTGTAGCCGCGTTTATGCGCTCCGTGCGGGTGGCGTCTGGTCGACTGGCCACCAGCCCTGACCTTTCCAGCTCTCGCTGAGACATGGAGCGCACCGTGCATCGGCAGCCCCATCCATTCGGCGGCAGGTGGGTGTCCCACCAGTCATCATTGATTGGTAAGACGACACGATCCCACTGCCGATGCGCAGGTCGCACACGCGCATCTCCGACTGTCAGGTACTGCAAATACGGGCGTGCCGCCTTGGTATCCTGCAGTTGCTGCCAGCGCCCGGCCATATGAGCACTGCGCAGGTTGTTGTCGTAAATGACACGGGTGCGCCAGCCGCGTTTGCCGCGGTAGCTCCAGCCGTGTTTTTGCACGGCCTCATCAAATCGCGCCCTGAACTCTGTAATGGTTGCGCCATTGGCAATAGCATCATCAACGGCCGCGCGCAGATCGTTCAGCAGGTCGATTTTGGTGGCTCCAGCAACGGTAAAAGCCTTGGCTCTGGTCAGCGCCAGAAAGTCATCCCAGTGTTCCGTCGGTAAATTCAGCTTGCTGCGGAAATAGTCGATGGCTTGATCGAATGGCAGACCACCAATGTTGACATCAGGCATTGCCAGCTTCATCCATGCCGCTCAGCAGTCCAGTCAGCAACGCAAGGCTGGTGTATTCGCCAAGGCGCTGCTCATCGATCTCCGGGTAGATATCCACCAATCCATTGCGAAACGCCTCCAGCGAATCAACCCGATCCAGCAATTCGCGCACAGGGGCCACCAGTCCCTCAATGATTGTGTCGGCACCATCCGCGGCCTGCATCGCCAGGCTTGTCACCAGGTCATTGCCATCCTGCTCAAAATCATGGGCGTGACCGCAGTGATGGCAGCCACGAAACTCAGACGTGCTGACGGCTGCCGCCGAAGTTGACGCGCCGTCGCGTGGCAACACATCATCGCCATCTTGCGGCATGGGAATCTGCAGACGCTGATGAGCGAACTGTCGCGGCACATCCATAAATCCACGCGCCACGCTCAACACGTCGACCCATTCTTTCCTCGCCTCGGCTTCCTCGTAGAACTCAAACGTTGGCGGCCGAGCACCTGCGATGTTGAGTTCAGTGATCCAGGACAGCAGCTCATTGAATGAGCTGCAGATGATCTGCCGGTCTGATTCGTTAACGTCCTGCTCTCTCCCGCGATGGGTCTCTGATGCAGCCCGCGAACCCTGCCCCTGGATCTCTGTAGCCAGGGTCTGTGACGTCAGTGCCTTGGATATCTCCTTGTTGCAGGTATCGATCAGGCGCTCTTGTGGCAACGCCGCCGTCCCGACACCTGTCGTTATCAGCTCGATAGTTCCGTTGTCAGGCACCGCGGCCACCGCATCCTCGACCATTTTCGCCAGCGCATCGAGTAATTCCTTTTGATCTTTCGGCGGAGTGCCTTGCGGATATTTTCCAACAGCCCAGGGAACGCCGTATTTCTCACAGAACTTCACGAAATACCGGAATCCTGAATGCTTGAAGGTGTACGGCCAGAAGCACGAGCTGAACAGCGCTACGCCATACGGATTTGCATAGCTCGGCATGTGCCGGGTCAGCAACCACTTGTATCCGCCCAGCTCAATACCGTCAGCTGGCCTGCTCTTCGTTTTGAGTCGCAGCTCATTGTCCGTCGAAAAGGCGAAACGCCGCTGCGGCCTGTCTACCACCTTCACCGGCACAATAAAACGATCCTGCCGCTGCCATACGACCTCATGCACAACAAAGCCGCGGAACACCGAGTGAGCCTTGTTCCAGATCACATCTGACCATTGCATGCCTGGCGCTGGTCTGTGGTGCATGACCTGCTCACACAACGCCAGGGCACGCCGATCGGCTGGAGAGTCTCCACCGGCCTGCAGGCGCCACTCGTACCCCAGTAGGCCGGCGCGGATTGATCGCAGCTCGCCAATCACATGGGCGTCACTGACGATGGCGTCGTAGACATCCTGAGTTTTCCCCAGCTTGCGCAGGATCGGGTCAGGGTTTGGCAGTACATTCAGCGCTCCATAAAAATGTGAGTCCGTATCACGGCTGGCGATTTCTTTCGCCAGCGCGCCTTTCCCTCTCGCTGTCCTTTCAATGTCTCGCTTGTCCATCGTCGACCTCAGTGATTTTTTAGGCTTGCCTCGCGGCGCGGCTGACTGATGATCCTTGGAATGCCGCCAGATCTGGCCACGGCGATAACCCACAGGATGTGCAGCGCCACCAATCCGTCATAATGATGATGCGGTTGTGGTTCCGGCCACTCCTCCAGCTCTGCCAGCAATCGCGTCAGTCTCGAATGAAAAAGAATCTTCGGGTCGATGTCTGAGATAAACGGCTCAAGGGAGTCGATGCGAACCTCTGGCGCCACCGTCGCCGTCACGCCATGCAGCGGCAATACGATACCCGCACGCAGTGCGGACTCAATAAACGTCGTGCGCATATGCTCGAAGGCGCTGTTGTTTTCGAACCCCCATGCCTGGCAGCAGTATTCGCGCTGGGTGCTGATTAGGTCGGCCTCCAGCTTGCTTGGGACGCGTCGCTTGATGGCGGCTTCGATAACGTGCAGCTTATTGAGTTTGGTGTCATAACCGCCAACGAGGATAGCGCTCGGATCTGACGCTTCCCCTTTTCCCATCGATGGATCGCATGCGCCGAACATCACCCAGTGCGGTAACCGCTGTACCCAAAAATTCCAGCGCGTGAATACAGCGTCTTCCTCATTACGCGCCTCGCCCTGCATTTCTGTGCCGAATGCGCGTGGATTCTTTGCCCGCTGGCGCATCAGCCAGAATAGGGATCGCACGGACGGCCATGAGGTTACCGCGCCCTTGTCCATGCGCTTTTTGTGCTTCGAGTAAAACCGGAATGATGGCAAGTCGCACTCATCGGTGACACCTCCACGGTCTGCCGCATGGCGTTCGGCCGCAGGATCCTCATTGCGCATGACGGCCTCGCACCGCTCCCACAGATCCATCCGCGCCGGCAGCCGTTCGATAGCCTTGAAGTGGTGCACCAGGTGCCCAACCGTGCGCGCCGCACGAGAGATGGGATCGCCATTATTGAGCACCGTTCCGACGCCGCAATATTTTACCGACCCATCCGGCGGACCGAGGTAATCCACGGCCTTCTCCAGCCAGTTCCACCGGTTCTCGCGTTCCGTCGGACTCTTGGCCTCCTTGTCTGTAATCAGATCATCGCCCAACAACAGCTTTGGCCTCGACGCGCCGTGGAACGTGCCGCGAATTGCTTGTTCCGCCCCGAACGGCTCCAGCTTCACGCCCGTGCGTGTCACGCATTCACCCACTTTCCATACCGGTCCCTTGCCGCACACCTCGGGGAAATCCAGTGCCAGATTCGGATTTAGCGTCAACTCAGCTTTGGTGACCTCCATCAACTTTGTGGGCATTTTCGTCTCTGCGCCAAGCAGCGTGATGTAGTCCACAAAGGGCGGCGGCTCTCCGACCCATTCAACCTCGGCCCGGACTTCCTGTCGTTGCAACAACGCCACTACCGCGACATAGGTCGGACCGATCTTTGTCAGCAGGGACGACTTCGCTTCGCCGCGAGGCGCCACCCACCACTCCCGGCAACCACCAGGCCGTAGTATCAATTGCGGGAACCGAGCACAAAAGTGCGCCTGAAACTTGGATGGCTTTCCCCACACATGATGCGGAAAGTAGGTATACGCAAAAAAACGGAAATCGCCATCCCTGAGCACACGCCGCCGACGCTCGGCAACGGCCCGTGGCGATGGATCCAGGCCTAGCTTTCGCGCCTCGATCTCCTGACGCAGCGTGTTGGCCTGGATGGCAACTTCATCCAGGAATTTTTTCCCGGTCAACCGGCTCACCCGAACACCTCGCTCACTCGCGCGCCGAACGGTTCCAGGATCAAGGCAAACGATTCCAGCTGCTGCGGGTGGTTTTCGCGGATAAACCTGGCCAGTTCCTCAAGTACTTCCAGGGCAATAGATAGCTTGGCGATCTTCGGGTCGCCGCCGGCGGCGGCCTTCATCGTCTTGGTATACGCATCGGACAGCCTGGACAAGGCCTCGGCCTTTTTCAGCCCGTCATAATCGCCGTCACGGATCTCCTCGACAGTCGCCTGAAACAGCAGCGCAAAATCTTCCAGCAGTTGAGTCGTGATGTCGCCAAGGCCACCACCGGCCATGCGGGCAGCCGTGCGCGCCTTATCCCAGCAATCGCCGTTATCCCTCGCCGTGTCCCTCCATCGACGCGCCGTATGATAGCCAACGCGATGTTTTTCGGCTGCCGCCTTCAGCGATAGCCGATCATGCACATAGCTCCGCCTGACGGCCTGTCTCGTTTCTGGACTGTGAGCCACATCATGCTCCGCCGGAATGGAAATGCGATTTTATGCTCTCGACAATCAGTGCGATGCCAACGCCAGCCGCGGATCCGAACACGGCGCCGTTACGCGCCGACTTTACCTCCGCCGCGCGTAATCGCCCGTCGATGCTGTTCAGCTTGGTCTCGTTGCTGTCGAGCCGCGAATGTACCCCCTTTAGCTGCCCCTCGATGCGCCCCAGCGCCCGCATGATTTCGTTGCTCATCTGATCGTCCTCGTACGGCATTCATGGATTTCCTGGCAAAAAAAACAGCGAGCAGCGCATACCTGTCGCAGCCGGTCTTCCGGGATCGGGTCGCCACAATCACGGCAGCATACGACATCATCGATCAACACAGGACGTTCAATCTGGCGATTGCGATGATGATCGAGCGCGGTGCTGTTTAGCAGCTCCTGGCGGGACTGGGCGATGTCTGCGTCATCAGCCATTGGCGTCCCCGGTCACCGGCAAAACAAACTCACACATCCGCAGGTAATCACCGGGATCTGCGGTCTGGTCAAAGTGATATCCGCAGGTTTCCCAAATTCGTTGCACGAATGTCGAGCACACCAGTCCGCCAGATAACCTGCGCCTGAAAATCTGGGCCAACCAAACAGAAAGCAAGGAAACATAAGAATACCGGTGATTCCGGTAGCTCAACGCGGCCGCGATGATGCCGTCACCATCCTCGACCACCGCTCTGGGCGCGGCACCATAATAGACGGAGCCGGAAGCCAGCGAATCATCCACCCATAGTGATGCTGGCCGCAGCCGATAGCCGTGGAACTCTTTCATTTCGGCCACGAACAGATGCTCATCGAACCACAACAGAACGGCGACGTGACTGATACTCTGCCCGGTCAGTGCGCGGATGAGCGCACTGACCCATCCGCGCCCTTCAACCAGGAGTACATCACCGTCACACGCCGTGGCGCGGAGTTCCTGATAACTCAGCATCAGGCTACGTCGCGCCAGACACCAGCATGACTCGCGCCGCGGCCGCACCGATGGAAATGGTATCGACGATTGCCTGAGTGACATCAGCGCCTTCCCCGGCGCTCAGGATGACCGTCAGGGCTTCCTTCGTCCGCTGCACTTTCGCATCGAATCCCGTCAGCGTCATGCGGTCCAGCGGAGACATCTCCGCCAGGCGTTCGCAGTTGGTCGATGTCAGCACAACCGACGGCGATACATCGGGGCACAAGGCCACGCGCACGTCACGATACGCATCTCTGGCTGACCTCACCAGCACGCGCACCTCATCGGCATTGACCAGGGCGCGCGCCACACCGCCACTCTCATCGATCAGCCGCTGCACGGACTCGCGCAGGGCCTGGATCTCCTGGTCTGCGGACTTGAGCCGCGCCTGCTCATCTGGCGTGAACTGATCCATGCGGTTGGCAACGGTTTCCCGTGCGCCATCGATTTCCTGATCCAGCAGTACCAGGTTGGCGGCCACGACAGGCACATTGACGGCATACGTCGAGGCCTCCTTGCAGCCCCCCAGCGACAGCGCCGCGACAACGACCAATAACAAAAGCCAGAAACGACAGAGTAGTCCAGTTTTCATGTTGCATCCTCCAGGATGTTTTCAGGTTCAGGTTTCATGCCACGCACCAGCCACGCTTGCACGTCAAAACCCGGGCAGGACTTCTCGCTCACTTCGTTATGGCCAATCACCCTCATGCCTGGATACTTGACCGTAATGCCGGAGACGAACTCTCTCAACGCCGTCCACTGCGCGGGACTAAACCGGTCGGTGCCCACCAGGCAGATGCCGATGGATGACTGGTTATGGCCACGCGCATGGGCGCCAACCTCACGGAGGCCGCGACCAGTAGCCACCGCCCCGGAGATGTAGATGACAAAGTGATATCCAATATGGCGCAGCCCAGGCTGATTGAATCCAACCAGTGTGGGCAGTCGCCGAAATCCGCGATCACGGTGCCAGCCGTCGATGTCATCAACGGTTGTCCAGCGCCCGTTCGGTGTCGCGGCGCAATGGATGATGAGAGTGTTTATGGTGCGTTCCACCGCTACAGATTGTGGAACTTGAAGGGATGGCGCTAGAGGTGAATGGTTTCACCTCCAGCGCTTTTGGGAGGTAATGAAACGATCCTTCAGTGGCTGGCCGATGTCAAGGTTTGCGGCTACAAACCTTGCAGGTCCACGCCGCAGTTGTCCATAATCTTTCGCAGAGATCGCTTGTCAAAATCATCCATCCATGACACATCGGCATTGCCGAGGCCGGCAGAATGAATGACGTCAGCGGCAATCGTAGTCTCGCCGTGCAGGCTGATGATCTCCGCCGCCGCGAACAAAACACCCTGCTCAAAAAAATCGGGTTTTCGCGCAGTACCTTCAACCGGTGTGCCAGGCGCGCCAACCGTTATGATTCGTTCTGCATCACGCGGGTCACGTATAAAGCCTTGATCAATCACTCTGTCCACCAGCATCTTGGTCAGGCGCACGTCATTGATGCAATAGTCGATGACGCCCCCGACTTCGCCGCGTTGCCAGGCGATCGGCGCCAGTGCCCCATTGCCGGATTTCTGCGCGCCAAAGTTTGCCGCCGCACAGGCATCCAGACCAAATCCAATGTGCGTTGGGGATTCAAACTTTTTCGGCAACCCGGCGCCAGCCCAAATCTCGGCCAATAAATCCCATGATTTGTCGTCACTGACGTTCAGCCCGTTGGCGCGACACAGCGGATTGTCGAACGCCAACGAATTGAAACCAATCACCACATCAGTATCATCGACCAATGCCTGGAACGCTGACATATTGTCGCCGGTGAAGACGCGATAGCGGTCCTCTGCATAATCGTAGGCGCAGATGACCGATATTCCCATGTTTTCGAAATCTCGCCAGCCATCACAGTATTCGATGCCTTCGATTCGCGGCTCATCTTTTTTTGCGATTGCTTTCACAATCTCGCAGTCATAAATGATCATCATTTGTCCTCGTGTCTTTGGTTTGGAGTGGCAGCAAACGTTACCGGTATGTCGGCTTGACGAAACCGGCCCGCTGCAGGCACTTGATCTGTGCCGATCTGGCGTTGTAGGAAAACAAGGTCATCTGCACATCCATGAAATTTTCCGGTATTTCATGATCGCCAGCGGTTTTCTGGACTTCCAACTGCATAGCCTGCATACCGTCCAGGCGCGCCTCGTTGATCTCGTTGGCAACCTGCTCCCATACCTTGCCAGTTCTCTCGTCGAGGGGTGGCAGATCCATCTCGTCAATCATTTGTGTTTCTCCTTTGAGTTTTCCACGCATCAATAATGTCGTAGAGATCCTTTCCGTCTTTGAATTTTTGCCACACCATGTTCATCACCCATGCCGAGAAAAAGGCCATGCCCAGCATGACAAAAAAGAGTGCGCTCAGTACCCCAATCCAGTAGAAAGCCGTTTCGTAAACAGTCACGCGCGACCCTCCTCTGCAAAATTGTTTGCGGCGTTGTCTGACGCAATTTCCCTTAACCACCCCACAGCTCTCCTGACGGCAAGCAATTCTGTCGACGCGGTAATCGGCAACACCAAATCGCCAGCGCAAGCCCGAAAGACGGGCTCCATGTCTTCGATATCCATGCGCGCGGTAACGCCAACGTCAAGCAGAAAACGCGCACGTTCACGCCTCGACTCGAGGCGCTCGAACTGTTCAATCAGATGCTCTCTCATCAAATAAATCTCCTGTTGTGTTTGCCGCATCGGCGTCGATATCAGCCGTCAAATTGAACACGTGGCGGCGGGTCAGGTTGTATTCCCGTGCGATCTGCGACACGGTCTGTTGCTGTCTCGCGTTGCGGATGGCGTGATTGCGGATCTGCAATATGAACTTGTCCTTCTTCGGCAGTTCCAGGCACTTACCGCCAAAGGCCTCGGCCAGAGCAGCAAGCGCGCTCTGGCTCAACACCTCACGCAACACCTGGCATCGCTCAGGCCGCATAGGGATGCGCACCCGGTTGCCGCCCCTGGCGTCTATCAGACGCAGCGTCTCTGGCAGCCCGATCACGCGCGCGATCATCCTGATCTGTGGCGGTAGCAGTGACTCGTCGATCAGCTCGAGGTCGATATCGCGCACCTCATTCATCGATCTTCACCTTCTCGCGCCGCGCCCAGTCCTTCAACGCTTCGATGCAATCGTTGAGTTTGCGTGATGTCGCCCAGTCGAGGCGCGCAACGCCCGTCAGTCGCGCACACCACTTCGTCATGGCGGCCTCGCCTGGCTGGCGCACCACACCGGCGTCGGCCAGCACATTCCACAACCGGGTGATCTTCGCAATGCGCGGCTTGCGCCAGTCAGCGATGCGGCTGACGGCTGTGCGCTTTGGTCTGAAGCCAAGGCGCACCATTTCATCCACGACATGCGAAAGTGTTGGCAGCGGCAGCGTCGTGGCGGATATTCGCCCCTCGACATCGGTCGCGCCGTGACGGGCGAGGAGCTGCCGGTACGCGTCATCGCTCATGCACAGCTCGCGTTTCCCAACAGCCAGTAACTGGTAATAACGGGTACGGCGCTTGTCGGCAGGCATCGTGACGGCTCCGTTACTGCGCGGCAGGGATCAGCCGGATCTCGACGACTTCATGGATGTCGAAGCCGTTGGTTCCATGACAGTGATTGTTGATCAGCACGGACCAGTCAAATTCGGAAAAGGTCTGCGCCTTCAACACCCCACCCTGCAGATAGATCACTTCGAATTTTTTCATGCTGCGCCTCCGTGGCATATGTCAGTGATGAAATTTCCCGGCGCCGCATAGGGGCGGCGCCGGGAAAGGTGGCCCGTCTCGTGGGCCGGTCGGCCGCGTCACCCAGGTGGGAGGTAAGTCTCCCAGGCCGCTGCTGCCGGTGTTTGCGCCACCGCCGGCTGGGCGCCTCCATTGCGGAGGACGGATGTACTATGCCGCCCGGGCCTTCTTGACCGGCTCCGCGCGCTCGATCTGGCTTTCGAACGGCTTGGCCACGAATTCCTCCTTCTGGGAGATCGTGATGCCCTTCACGCCCTCGATGCGTTCCGGGTCGTTCAGAATCGCCTCCTTGTTGACTTCTTCCTTGGTGCGCACCAGATCGCCAAGGCCGAGGCTTTTGAGGTTCCTGATGACCGTCTCCGCGCCGGTTACCCTCACGGAGGGCGGAGACGTGCGCCAGGACAACTCTCCGGATGACAGTTTGGCCGTCTTGCTCTTGCCCTTGAGCAGGTCGTGCTTGTTGGCCTCAGCCCAGGCATGCAGCGCCTGAAACTTGGTGGTGATCACATCATTGAGCGGACTGGCCTCCTTCTCGAACCGGTCCTTGATGTCGGCCAGCCGCTCGTTCATGCGTGTTTCAATCACGGTCACCTTGCGCTGCAGGGTGCCGATCTCGGCCAGTAGCTGCTCGGCCTCTGTCTGGTTGGTGGGCGCCTCGATGGCGGCGGCCTTGATGCGCGTGGGTTTCCTCATTACCTTTCTCCTTCAGTTTTCAGTTCCAGTTTGTGCTGCTCGATAACATCACTCATGGGAATGCGCCGCAGCGCCGCCTCCTGGCGCAAGCCGCTCATGGCCCGCGAGTGAAACGTGTTGATGGTGGACGCCAGTTCATCATCGTTGCGCGCCCAGAAATAGCCGCCACAGCGGCCGCCCTTGAAGCCGATTGGGCAGCCGTCGCGGCGCAGCTCTTCCACCAGGGATCTGACGATCCGTGTCTGGTCAATGCGCCGCCAGGGGATTACCGTCTCACCTGTCGCGCAGGCGAACACCTCCTCCTTTGTCACGCACATGTCCGGCCCCTGGTAGCGCTCGATGATCTCGCGTACCCGCTGCTTCGTTGCCTGGCGGTCGTCATCATTCATTGCTGTTTCCTCTCAAGCGGCCCCTTCCACCCCTTGGGTGGTCGGGACCTCGGTTGCTGGTTGTCGCCCTCCGTCTTGCCGGCCAGCAGCTGGCCGACAGGCACCGCGCCGGCGGTGCTTCCAGCGCGGCCGCGCTGCCGTTGCCGCTCGATATTCCGCTGCTCCACCTGCCCGGCCTGCTGCTCGCCAAGGTTGGCCATCATGCCCAGCAGATAACCGTTGCTTTTCAGCGGCAGGCGCAGGTCCGGCGACGGGTGGTCTACCAGTTTTGTCATGGCGTCCGCCCACTGCTGGGCCGTCACCACATAGGTGTTGCGGTTGCGGGTCACCTGCGCCGCCGTGATCATCGGAGCCAGCTCCTGCGTCAGCTTCAGCATGCGGCTCCAGCGCAGCCCCTGCGTGGGCGGCTTGAACAGCCGCAAGTACTGCATGAGCGGCCGGATCACGACAGGCGGCAAACCGGTCAGCAACTCGACAAATCGCCGCCCGTCACCGTCCTCCATCGCCTGGCCCAGGTTGAACCTGGCGCCGCAATCCGGGCAGTTCAGTTGCATGGCGGCTCGTTCTCTTCCCGGTCGCCCTCGGGCGGCTGAATGTCCATCATCATCGCGTCATAGGCCCACCATATTGCGAGGCCGAGACAGACCAGCATCCCCAAAAAAAACATTATCAACGCCGTCATCATGATCAGTCCGCCTGTCGTCGAAGGAGAGAAGGAAGCGATTTGCCAGCATGCGGCTCTGTCGCACCACACCAGGAACACGGCTCGCCGCATTCGATCATCAACGGCCCGTCGACAGGGCAGTCATGCGCCCACATTCCCTTGTCGCTGGCTGCATCGATGCGCGCTTGCACCTCACGTTGTCGTGGCAATAACGGCAAGTATCCATTCATCTCATTCATGTCAAAATCTCCTTGTGGCGGAAAACCCCAGCAGCTTCTGGCCGACCTCAAAGATCAGCCGCGGTGTCAGGTCCATTCCTTTGTTCAATCCGTAGTCGCGCACGCCGGGAATCAGGCTTCTGGCCAGCACGCGCGCAGAGCCGTCGCAGACCTGCCAAAAGGCGTCATGCACCTCGTCATCCAGGTCGTGGTCAGGCAATGCCGCCGTGCAGATGGCGCGGGCGTCATCCGCGGTAATGCTCTTGATGACCGCCGGCCAGAAGCCGACACGGGAACTGATCTGGCCGAAGCGCCCGTGCGGATCCTTGATCAACGGTTTGAGTTTCTCGGTGCCGGACAGCACAACGCCGATCTCCGCCAGGTCAGAGATGCGGCGCACATATTCCAGGGTTTGCGCGGTGACCGTTTCCGCCTCATCGATGATCAGCAGGCTGTCCGTTCCCTTCAGGGCGCGGATCACCGCCGCCAGCTTCTCCGCCTTGGTGCCTGCGCTGTAACGGTTCGTCTTGTGGACCACCGCGCCGGTCAGCTCGACCAGGTGCGACATCAATACGGTCGCATTCATGTCCGCCGTGGCCTCCACCAGGTACACGCCGCTGTGTTCCCGCGCATACCGCCGCACGCTCTCCGTCTTGCCGGTGCCGACGTAGGCGCTCACCACGCCGAAATTGCGGTACATGTGCGCCCGCGTGCAGGCCGCCACCGCCGCGCGGTAAACGCTGGTCTCGACGAAGGGAGCTGGTGCCGCCCTGCTGCGCTCTCCGTCACGGGCAATCACTTCCAGCGCGGCGTCCAGTTGCCGCGTGGGTGGCGACGGATACTTGCCCAGCAGGATATTGTTCATCGCGGACTGTGAAACGCGGATGCTGGTGGCCAGCTTTGTCTGCGTGCGCCGGTTCGCATAACCAGGCTCATGCACCTGGCCGTCATTGATCCAGGCGATGATCCGCCGGACCTTGTCCCGATCGTCCTCGGTGTAAGACGGCGACCACTCGGTGGGCACCTCTGCCAGGCTGGCGGTGTGTTCGATTTTCATGTGCTACAATTCCCCTTGCTAGTAGTTGGTATCAAAGATGTCCACCCCGCCCACGGGGTGACCATCGTCGGTAACAACGGGAACGGGTTCGCCAAAACCTGTTCCCGTTTTTTCTTCCAGGCGCACGTCGAGCCCGGCATTCATTGCCTCCACGTCTTCGAGGGTATCGGTGTGGGTGATGGCCAGGTTGGCACGGGCATCCGCCTCATCCAGTTTGCGCTGCAGGCGCTGCCGCTGGCCTCTGAGCCGTTTCTTCTGCATCTCCTCGACGCGCGACGATGGCAGGTAGGCCTTGGCGTTCACCAGCGTGGCGTCGCAGATCCAGCGTTTTTCTTCCCGGGTCAGAATCCGCACGGTGGTGTCATTGTGGATGTCGTACTCCACCACCAGATGCTGGCCGTTGTACGCGATCAGGTCGGGGGCCATGTATTCGCGGTTATGCAGCTGGATGCACTGACGCCGCACCATGCGCTCGGCCTGCGGCCGGCAGATGGCGGCCGCCGGGGTGTGCAGCGGCGCGCGTTCCAGGTTGGACCACAGTTCGGCGGGCGTCTGGCCGTCCAGCGCCGAGTGCACGCGGTGGTTGTAGCGATCTATCCAGGCGCCGAGGGCGTCCTTGTAATCCTGCAGGCTGGGCGGCGTCCGTTTGCCGGCATTGACGTCCCGCACATATCGGGTGATCACCTCGTCGGCCATGTCCGCGCCGCAGTAACTTTCCCAGCGCTTACCGAAGGCCTCTTCCATCGTGCGGAACCAGCGCTCTACCTGCCCCTTGCCCTTGGAGTTGCCCGGCAAGGCGAACACGGTGTCGATATTCCAGCGCGCGTAGAATCCCGTACTCTCATCGTTCATCAGCTTGGCCTTGAAGCCACTGCCGTTATCGATATGCAAGCAGGCGGGCACGTGATCCCAGGTCAGCATGGCGTGGCTCAGGGCAAACAGCGTGGTCAAGGCCGACTCCGCCTCGGAGATAAACCAGCCGACGATGTAGCGGCTGCGCACATCGATCCACACCGTCAGCTCGGGGCGCCACAACCTGCCGGTGGCCGGGTGGGCCAGGTACACGTCACAGGTGTGCCCGTCGCCCTGATAAACGAAGCCCACCGGCAGCTCGCCGGTGTCCCGGCGGTGGAAGGTTTTCTGCGTATCCCGGAACAGCTTCGGCCCAAGTCGGCCGCGCGACAGCACCCCCTGGTCGGCCGGCAGGGCCTTCAGATACCGTCTTACCCGGGAGGCCGTGGCGGACTCAAAGCCTTCTTCTTGCAGCCACTCGGCCACGGCGCTCATGGCGGGCTTGCTGGGCAGCGCATACAGGTGCTGGGCACGCACCTCCCAGCCATACACCTTGCGCTGGCTGCCCTTGTATGCCGGCGCCAGGCCGCACATCCCGCCCCGCCGGTAATCGCCGACCCAGCGATAGAGCGTGCCCTTGCTGGGCGGCCTGTCACCGCCCTTGCGCCCGAGCCGGCGCGCGGCATCGACGACGGCGCGCGACGCCCGCCCGGTTTCGATGGTCAGGTACAGGTAGTCGATGGCCGACCTGACCGATCCGCCATCACGGGCCCTGTCGAGCACCGCCTTGACCAGCGTCGCGCGCAGCGCGATGGTGTCCCGGGTCTGCTCCGGCAGCCGTTGCCACGCATCCAGCAGTGGGGCGGGCGCGGCCGGCGTCATGTCCTGGCGTTTGGTCTGCGCCATGACTTATTTCACCTTCCGCGGCCGGCCGCGCTTTTTCTGCCCGCGGCGGTTTTCGCGGACGATCTTGTCCGCACGGCTCTCCGCCAGCAGATAGTCGCGCATGGCCAGCGCCCTGACCGCCTCGTCGTCCGTCAACACCGGTACGTTATCCAGGTCGATGGGCACATAGTCGTCGCCGATGGTTTCGCGGAACCAGTGCATCAGGTAGGCCGCCTTGGTGTAGACCGCCTGCAGGTTGACGAACAGGGTGGTGGCGCCGGCGGAATACTCGGTCTGCGCCTTGTTCCTGTCGTCGCTGAGATCCGGCGCCGCGGCCAGCTCCGTCATCAGCTGCTCAATGTCGTCCAGGTGCAGGGTGGCCTGTTTGGCCAGCACGGAGCTCTCCACCCGTACCCGGTCGATGCTGGGCGGGTATTGGAAGCCGGCCGGCGTCTGCGCCTGGCTGGCGCTGGCGCGGGCCTGCTCCTCGCGCATCTCGGCCTTTTCGAGGTCGTGGCGCGCCTTGCGCAGCTTCTGCTTGAGTTCGCGCACCGACATTCTGTCAATGGCGTCAAGGTCCAACTCGTCTGTCTCGACGATCTCCGCCAGGCTCTCGACGGGGATGCGCGCCAGCTCGATGAGTTTGCTACCACCCAAAAGCGTAAACGCTTTCGTTTTTGCGGGAGGCAGCGTCATCAACATGCGAGCCACACTCATCGCTTCTTGCGCTCGCTGTTTGGATATGTCGCGCTCTGCCAGGGCTTTGCCAAACTCGCCATGCCCAAGACGCTCCTTCAGCATCAGGTAGGCTAGGCCGCGTTTGGCTGTGTTGATCGAATTCTCGTTCTCCAGCTTGGTTACATATTCCAGCAGGTCGCTGGTTTCTTCCGGCAGGTCAACGTCAATTCGCTTCTTGATCTTTGTGATGCGGTCAACATCTTGTTGCGCGTCTTTTTCATAAGGGGCCATGATCTTTTTGTTTGTCACTGTTGTTCTCCTGGTATCAAATTCCCGAACGTCAGGACTTTTGCCCGGGCTGCAACTCACGGCACTGATTCAGCTCAATGGCCAGGGCGGCCATCAACGCGCCCATCCCCTCGGCGATGCTCAGGGAGATGCGCTCCATGATTTCGTAGGTGTGCCGTTCGGTGGTGCACGGCGCGAAGGATCGCCGTATGGCAGCCGCGGACTCGGCGGCGGTGTCGGCGGTGAGGATCAGGTGGCGGATGACATCCAGGTCCACCTTCAGTTGCTCGAAGCGGTCGGCCTCGCTCAGGGCCTGCGCGACGATGTCGCGCGGTGTGTTTGTGGCTTGGTTGGTGTCGGTCATGGTGTTTCTCCCAGTTTGAGTTGCAGGGTGCGTTTGCGCTGTCGGGCGCGTTGTTCTTCCACCAGGGTCTTGCCCAGTTCGGCGGCGATGTGTTCGTGTTCGTCGATCAGGTGCAGGCCCAGGGCGCGGGTCAGCACCTCGACAGGGCTGACGATGCCGCGCACCGCCCAGACCAGGGCGGGCAGGTACTCGGCCGGCATGGGCCGGTCCTCGGCGCTGCTGGCCAGCCAGCCGTCCAGCTGGCGCTTGGTGACGATGGCCTCTTCCGGCAGGCACAGGTTCATGCGCTCCACCACCCGCTGCCGGGAGAGGCCGTGCTGCGCCGCCGTGCGCAGGGCATAGGCCATTGCGCCGCGCAGCTCGTCGCGGATGTACAGGTCCGGGGCGTTGCCCGCCAGGTAGACGGGCTCCGCCTCGTCCAGTCGCTGGAACAGATCGGGCTGATTGGTGGTGAAACTGGCTGCCTCTTTAACCACTGACAAAGCCTCCAGGTTCGCCTACGCTGGGCATACAGGGTTGGCGAGGGGATGGCAGCGGCTGTAGGGGGCACGCCCGGGGCTGTCTCATGATGCCCTCCGGCAGGATTTGCGGACCTTGGCGTAGCGTCCGTCGGGGAACATCTTGTTGAGGGGCAGGCCGGTGACTGCTGAGATGTGATACGCGATCTTGCGGCTGGATGCCTGGCCGCGGATAATCTGGCTAATGGCTGAACGCTGCACGCCGAGGTCGTCCGCGACCTTGCTGGGTGGGTGTCCGGCCTTGACCATCGCCGCGTAGATGTCGGCATAGTGCATGGTGGTCTCCTTGTGTTTTGCGGTGGCGGTCTGGCGGGACCGCCGTTTTTTGGTTTGCGCGCCTGCATAAATGCAGGGTGTAGGCAGGAGTATTGTGCACAGACGTGCACATGTCAACATGATAATTGAGAAAATATGAACCCTATCGGGAATAGATTAAAAGAGGAGCGGGTTCGCTTGGGGTATAGCCAGGATGTGTTTGCAAAATTTGGCGGAACTGGTAGAAGGACACAGGTAAACTATGAAAAGGGCGAGCGAGCCCCAAGCACTGATTACCTCGCCGGCATAGAGAAAGTTGGCGCCGACATCAATTACATCATCACCGGTGAGCGTCTGTTTGATCCGGAATTGAAGGCGCTGCGCGGGGCGGCCAGAGACAAGGCCATCCTGGAGCGGATCGTCGCGGTCGAGGCGTCGCTGGGCATGCGTTTCACGGAATCGCAGGTCATGACCCTGCTGGGGTACGCGCGTCAGCATTGCCCGACAGCCGATGCCTTGACGTCGTTTGTCCGGTCCGCCTTTGAGGTGGCCGGCGTCGATCTTCCCGCCGCCAAAGGCGAGTGATCCGGCGCTAGCATTGTGTCTTTTGCCTGGAGGCGGCGGCCAGGCCCCGGGCGGCATCTCTCAAATCGTTTTTGGTTTTGTTTTGGTAGGGTTGTCGTCGATAAAAACAGGCAAACGGGAAGATTCGGTACCAGGGTGCCGGGTAGCGGGTCCGAGTCGTTGAAACCGACTTTAAGGGTGTTTGGGTCGGGCCGCCACAGAGGGCCGTAGAGGCGCTCTGTCGGGCCTGGCGCTGCGTAGGGTCGCGGATCGCGCGTTATCGCGGCACGGGCGTTTTTAAATCGGTTTTGGTAGGGGTTGTGTGTGCGCGTATCGACCTGACGGCCTGTCGCCGTGCTCGCACCCGGAAGGAATGGTGTTTTCAATCAATCAAGGAGGATGTCATGCGTTATCTGTTGCCACTCATGTTTCTGTTCACTCTGCCGGCGCAGGCGGCGGTCTACAAGTGCGTGGTCGACGGCCGGACCACGTTTTCCGACCGGCCCTGCGCCGCCGATGCGGCCCGCGTGGAGATGAAGGTCTACCGTCCGTCGGCCGACGAGGCGGTGCGGGCCGAGGAGCGGGTGCGCGGGCTCCAGGCGACGCTCAGCGCAAAGCAGGACACGCGCCAGCGCCGGCGGTTGCTGCGGAATATCCGCGACGCGGAGGATGAGATCGCCAGTCTGCAGCGTGCGATGGACGATGAGCACCGCGCGCTGAAGCAGAAGAAGCGGCGAGCCAGCAACAATCTGGCCGGCGCCACCTGGGAGGAGAGCATCTCGACCGAGATGCGGGCGGTGACCTCGCGTTATGTGGCGAAGATCGATTTCGTCAAGGAGCAGCTGGCGCGGTACCGGGCCGAGCTGGATCGCCTCGACGACTGAGCCGCCAAAAAGCGTAAGCGTTTACGCTTCTGCCACAAGCCCCAGCGCGCGTGAAAATTTGCCAAATCGCCACGCGCGCGCCGATTTGGTAATGACAAGCCCCAGCGCGCGTGAAAATTTGCGCCGCTTGACCTGCCGGCGCGCCTCGTTCAGCCTGTAAGGGCGTCCCTGCCGCGTTGGCGGTGAATCATTTCACCGCTGTTTGCCGCGCCGCCTCTTGTTCATGATCGCCTCATGGACACACACCGAGACTTCAAAGGCCTCACCGATTGGTTCCCCGTCTTCCGGGCTGGGCGTCAGACGGATTCGCGCGGCCGTACCGCCCACTATTCACGTGACGACCTCGATCAGATGGTCGCCAATCATGACCCGGCGCACCCCGCGCCGCACGTCATCACCCATAAGGAACTCTATTCGCCGTTCGCTTATGCCCGCACCGCGGAGCTGAAGCGTGAGGGTGACGTGCTGTTCGCCAAGGCTGCCGATGTCGAGCCGCAGTTCGAGCGTTTGGTGAAGGATGGTCGCCTCTCCGAACGCTCCGTGCGCATCCGCAAGACGGACAAGGGATGGAGCGTGGGACATATCGCCTGGCTGGGCGCCGAGCCGCCGGCCGTGGAGGGGTTGGCGCCGGTGCAGTTCGAGCAGGACGAGCAGTCCGTCCACGATTACCAGATGGACACCTACGCGGCCGGCGCGCTGGTGCGCATGATGCGCCGCATGCGTGAGTTCCTGATCGGCAAGTACGGCGTCGACGAGGCCGACCGCGTAATGCCGGATTACGAGATCGAGGTTTTGAACGACGATGTGCGCCAGGCGGAAGACCCCGCGCCGTCTTTCAGCTCCGGCGAAGAGCCGTCCGCAGAACACCCCGCAGGAAACCCAGAAGAGGACACCAACATGCCCGATTTTACCCAGGCCGACTTGGACGCCGCGCGCGAGGAAGCGCGCCAGCAGGCGGAAGCCGATTATCAGCGGCAGCAGGACGAGCTGCGCCAGCGGCTCGACGAGGAGCGTCGCGCCCGTCTGGCGGCGGAGTTCCAGGCTGACATGAATGCCTGGACGGAAGAGAATCTGCTGCTTCCGGTGCAGGCTGAGGGGCTGCTGGAATTCATGCTGCAGCTGTCGGATGCGGATGGCGCCGAGTTCGAATTCAGCGCCGGCGACGAGAGCAAGAAGGTGACGCCGCTGGCCTGGTTCCGTGACTTCGTGGCCGGGCTGAAGGGGCACGATCTGACCCGCGAGCAGGGCGGCGATGATGGCGCCGGCGTAGACGCCACGGACGCCAACGCGCTGGCGCGCGCCGCGCAGGATTTCCAGAAGGCCGAGAAGGTGGCCGGGCGCGATATCTCGATGGCGGCCGCCATGCAACAGGTGGTCGCCAAGGCTGGCGGCTGACCAGGTCGACGCAGCCTCAATCATCTACTGACACGGAGAACAGCATGAACCCGTTACTGATCAAGAATTTTACCGCCCTGGGCGCAATCGCCCGTTATCGCATCGTCAAGTACGGCGCGGCCGATGGCGAGGTGCTGCAGGGCGCTGCCGCCACGGACGCGCTGCTGGGTGTCGTCGCCCTGCCCAGTGATGTTGGCGCGGTGGCTGGTGAGCATGTTGACGTGATCACCCACGGCCTTGGCGAAGTGGAATACGGCGGCGCGGTGACGCGCGGCGACCCGCTGACCTCGGATGCTCAGGGGCGTGCGGTCACTGCCGCGCCCGCCGCCGGCGCCAACAACCGCATCATCGGTTTCGCCAACGTCAGCGGTGTGCTGGGCGATATCGGTCAGGTGGATATCAGCAAGGGGCAGGTCCAGGGTTAATTCCGGCCGCAACCAATTACCTATATAGAAGGAAGACGAAATGGCTAACGCACCCTTTCCCATCGACCCGGTCCTGACCGGCATCGCCATCGCCTACAGCAACTCACGGCTGATCGCGGACCAGGTCATGCCGCGCGTGATGGTCGGCAAGCAGGAGTTCAAGTACTGGAAGTACAAGCTCGAAGACGGCTTCACCGTGCCTGACACCAAGGTCGGCCGCCGCTCGGCGCCCAACCAGATCGAGTTCGATGCCACGGAGGAGACGGAGTCCACGGAGGACTACGGCCTGGACGATCCGATCCCGCAGGCGGATATCGACAACGCGCCGGAAAACCATGACCCACGCGGCCGGTCCACGGAGCAACTGACCAACCTGATCCTGCTGGACCGGGAGGTGCGCGTGGCCAACATGGTGTTCAACGCCGCCAACTATGCCGCCGGCAATAAGCAGGTGCTGTCCGGCACCAGTCAGTTCAGCGATTTCACCGCTTCCGATCCCATCGGCGTGATCATGGACTCCCTCGACAGCATGGTGATGCGCGCCAACAAGATGACCATCGGCCGGCCGGCCTACTCGGTGCTGGCTCGCCACCCGGACATCGTCAAGGCGGCGCACGGCAATTCCGGCGACAAGGGCGTGGCCACCCGTCAGGCCATTGCGGATCTGTTCGAGCTGGAGGAGGTCATCGTCGGCGAGGCCTGGATCAATACGGCGCGCAAGGGGCAGGCGCCCAGTATCCAGCGCGCCTGGGGCAAGCACATTGCGCTGCAGTACATCGATCCGCAGGCGGACAACCGCAACGGCACCACGCACGCCTTCACCGCCCAGTGGGGCGGCCGCATCGCGGGTTCCATCGAGGACAAGGACATTGGCCTGCGGGGTGGCGAGCGGGTACGCGCCGGCGAGTCGGTCAAGGAGATCATCGCCGCCAACGATCTGGCTTACCTCATCGAAAACGCCGTGGCCTGATCGCGTTGATGTAACGCATGACGGAGGGGGGGGTGATCGCCCCCTTCCGCTTGAGGAGAAAAGGATATGTCAGAGACGAAAACCTATACCTGCGACAGCCCGGTTAATCATGACGGCAAGCTGTACGCCATCGGCGCGCCCATCGATCTGACGGACGATGCGGCAGAGTCTTTGCTGGCGCTGGGGCGAATCTCTGCCCCGCCGGCCAACCCTGTGCCCAGCAACGTGGTAAACCTGGGTGATGCCAAGAAAGGCGCTGGCGAGGCTGACACAGGGACTCCTGCTGGGGCAGGTGACGAGCCCACGGATCCTGTGGTGCGGCAGGCCGCGATCAAGGTCGCCATTGCCAGCCTGGATCGGGAGGACGAGAGCCTGTGGCTGAAGAGCGGCGCGCCTGACGCCAAGGCCGTCACTGAGGTGCTGGGCTGGAAGGTGACGGCTGCGGAGCGGGATGAGGTGTGGGGAGCGCAGCAAGATGCTTGACCGTGATCAACTCATCGAGTTGCGAGACGACATCCTGGCCAATCCGCGCGGCCTGCCTATAGCCAATGGTGATGGGCTGCTGACTGACGCCCAGATCGCTGACGTGTACAACACCGTGGGGATATCCGGGGAGTCTGTCCCGCGCACAAGTCTGTCCGGCCAGGAAATTCTTGACGCCCTGGACCCGCAGGAATTCCAGGCGTTGACCGCGGAGCAGCAGACTGCCGCGCTACAGTTGGCTGGCACCAGCCAGATTGATGTCACAAACCCGGTGATCAAGATCGCGTTTCGTCAGCTGGTGCCCGCTGGCAGTGCCAGCGAGTCAAACGTGATGGGCCTGCTGAGTGTCAGCGTATCTCCTGCTCAAGCGAGTGGATGGGGGCGCTTGCACCATCTTGACGTCGCCAACGCTGTGGCGTTTATGACGCCCGCTCAACGCACTCTCATGGGAAGATAATCATGCCGCGCACGACGACACCTATCACAGCAGGCCTTGCATCAAACCTGACTTCGCTGGCCAATAATGCCGCCAAGGTGATCGGCGAGGTAGACCTCGATGCTGCCGGCGCTCACGAACTCGGCGTGTATGTGCAGGCCCAGCTCGCCGCGGCCGGCGTTGCAGCCGATGGCCGGGTGGAACTGTGGTGCATCTATTCGCACGACAACGTGCAGTGGACTGACGGTATCGATGTTACCAGTGTGCTGGATGTGTCGGCAGAGTTGTCAGCCGCCAGGCTGTTGGGCAGTGTTGCTGCAAACGTTAACGGCCAACGGGTGGCCGCGCATGCTGACGTGCATCCAGGGACCGGTAGTGGCTACAAATTCGCCTGCGTGATCGTGTACAACAAGTCAGGCGCTGCGTTGGACGCTACGGGGAATGATGCCAATTACGCGGCTACGGTTTACAGTTGATGTTATACGTCCCGCGTAAGAAGCCCTGGGAACGGCAGCCCCAACCCCAGATCGCAGTGGATCATGCGAAGTATGGCCCGTTTTTGGCATACACGCCGAATGTGGATCTGCTGGTTCGTGGCGGGGTCATAATGACGCCGCACGGCTTGGGGACAAATGCATCTGTCGGCAAGGGGGTTGTCAATTACGGTGTAACTGATACCACATCAGTAATCGTCGAGTATTACGCTATCGCGCCAGCATTGTATTCTGGACAAACCATCTTCGCGGATACAAACGCGTCATTCCCAAATGACCTGGGCATTCGCATGAAGTCCAGCAGAGGGCTGTATATCTGCTTTGCGAGCGCCCGGGACCAGGCTGGTAACGCACGATATACTGCACAACTCGATTTTTCGTCCGACGCGATGGCCGCAAACACTATGGCTGTTAAGGCCATAGCTATAGAGGCGGACGGTACTGCGAGGTTGTATGGCCGCAAAGATGGCGGTCCAGTGAAAACGCTCACAGATACGTCGCTCACGCCCTATGAATTTCCGGTGGCGAGTATTGGTGCCGGCCCGCTAATCGGTGGATACGACGCGGTTAAAGAGCCCGGCACATACGTCGTATTGGCGCTCAGATTTCCTCGTGCACTATCAGACGGCGAACTGAAGGAGATATTTGCCAATCCGTGGCGTGTATTTAAGCCGCGTACACTCTGGCAGCAGGTTGGTGTTTTAGACTCATCGTTGAGTGTTACCGATGTCAGCGCTTCCGCCAATATCGATGCGTTGGCGATTTCTCAGGCTCACGCGCTGGCAGTTGGCGGCGTCGAGTCAGCCGCCTCTGCGGGATCACTGGTGATCAGTCAGGGCCATGAACTGTCGGTCGGCGATGCTGTATCGAATTCTTCCGCTGATGCCGCGGCCATCTCGCAGGCCAGCAGTATCACCCTGACCATCGCTGACGCCAACGCCGGTGCGGTCATTGATGCGCCCGCTATTACGCAGATCCACCCGCTGATAAGTAGCGATATTCAGGCGCAGCCGGATACCGAAGCGCCGACGATCACTCAACGTCATGTGCTGGCGGCCGCCGAGGCAGAATCCACCGCCACCGCCGACCAACTGGCGATGGCTCAGAATCATGCGTTGGCAGTCGCTTTCGCCGAATCATCCACTGCTACGGTTTCACCAGCAATTAGTCAGAGCCATGAGCTGTCAGTCAGCGATGCTGTATCGAATTCTTCCGCTGATGCCGTGGCCATCTCGCAGGCCAGCAGTATCACCCTGGCCATCGACGGGCTGATTTCTCCGGCTGAGTCTGGCGCGGTTTCCATTACACAGACTCATGCCCTGGTCGCCGCCGATGCTCAGGCGGCCGCCCTGCTCGACAGTGTTGCCGTCGATCTTGTAACAGTGCATGACCTGGCCATCGACGGGTTGATATCACCGGCTGAATCCGGCGCGGCTGCTATTACACAAACTCATGCCCTGGTCGCTACCGATGCTCAGGCCGCAGCCCTGCTCGACAGCGTCGCGTTTGCCGGCCTTGGTCTGGGGGAAATCCACCATCCAAGCCTGATCAATGTCACCCCTCGTACTGAGTTAAGGAGCATTTAAATGAAGCTGTTTCACAACGACGTGTTCGATTTCGGCCTCGATGCCGTCAAGACAAATGGCAACAAGTTGGTGCTGTGTAAACAGCCGCCGACCACGTTTGTCGAGGCCAATAATCTCGCCAGCGATGTGCCCGCCGGATTCAAGATCGCCGAGGTGGCGTTGGTGCCCGCTGATTTAGTCATCGCCGACAGGACCGGCGGTGGCCGTGAGATTACCGTGGCCGCCAAGCCTGGCGTCAATGCGCTGGACAATTCACTCGCCACTGACGACCTGCACATCGCCATCCTGGATGCCACCAACAGCAAGCTGATGGTGGTCACGGACGAGACCACGGACCAGCCGGTCACTTCCGGCAACCAGGTCAATCTCCCGACGTTCAAGTTCGGCTATCCGGATCCGGTGTAATCGATGATCCGTACCGCCCTGATCCATAAAGACCGAGACAACGCCAGCGACTTTGTGTTGGCGGTTGATGGTGTGCCGCTGGCCGACGCCAGCGCCATCACGCGCATGGTGCTGACGCTGGGCAGTGTGACGGTCGACTCCGATACGGACAACGGCATCGACTGGTCCGGCATGACGGTGTACCACGGACGCCCGGCGGCATTGCTGCGACTCAAGCTGGGCAGCGTCTCGGGCCTGAATGTGGGCGATGAGCTGGAAGGCGACCTGGTGGTCTATGACCCTGACAATCCCGCCGGTGTGGTCTGGGTGCGCGGGTACCCGTTCAGGGTGGTATGACGATGAGCTACTGCACGAAACAGAATCTGATCGCGCGGTTCGGCAAGCCCGAACTCGAACAGCTGACCGACCGCGATCTTACCGGCTATATCGACGATGTGGTGCTCGACCAGGTCATCGTCGACGTGGGCGCCATGATCGATGCCTACATCGGTAGCCGCTACACATTGCCGCTGAGTCTGGTGCCCGAAGTACTGGTTACCCTGGCCTGCGACATGGTGCGCTATCGCCTGTACAAGGACGGCGCGCCAGATGAGGTGAGTGACCGCAACCGCGCCGCCATGCGCTATCTGGAGCGCATTCAGGAAGGCAAGGCCACCCTGGGTGAGCAGGAGGCCGGTGAGGATCGCAGCGGCGGTCAGGTGGCGGTTGGCGCCGGGCAGTCCCGGCATGATTGGGGCTCCTACTGATGACCGGCACCACCCTGGTCTATCGCGACAACGATGTGCTGGCCAAGCTGAATCGCCTGGCCGCCTTCGACGCGTCCGCGATGATGAATGAGATCGGCGGGATGTTGGTGGCGTCGACGACGCAGCGCTTTGTGGACGGCAAGGGGCCGGACGGCGTGCCGTGGGAACCGCTGGCGGAATCCACCCGTCTGGCGCGTATTGGCGGCAGCAAAAAGAGTCGCAAGAAAGACGGCAGTTTTCGGGCCGGGGCCTTGCGGGTGCTGGGCAACGTGAAGGTGCTGGTCGATCGCGGTCACCTTCGTGATTCCATTACCTACCAGGCCAGCGCTGACGAGGTGGCCGTGGGCACCAACAGGGTCTACGGCGCCATCCATCAATTCGGTGGGCAAGCTGGGCGTGGGCAGACTGTGACCATTCCGGCACGGCCCTTCCTGGGTATCAGCGCAGACGATGAGCGCGAGATCAATCTGATCGCCCAACATCACATTGCCAGCGCGATTACCGGTTGATGGCGATGGATGATTTCCTGGGCCTCGAACCCCTGCTGATCCAGCGCATCGATGACTGTGTCGGCGGCTTCCGCGGGCAGGTCTTTGGCGCCCCGGAGCTGGGCACTTTCTCGGACGCCAGGCGTTCACCGCCAGCACCGTCCTGCGACGTTGTGTATGGCGGTTATCTGCCACTGGAAGATCGCGGCGACGGCGTTACCCGCGTACGGCAGACCTGGTATGTGGTGCCCCGCGTGCGCAACGTGCGGGATGTCAAGAGCGGCCAGTCGGCGCGCGAGGAAGGCAGCGCTTTGATTGGGCAAACGCTGGCGGCACTACTGGGATGGAAGCCGAGCGACAACCACAAGGCGCTGGTGCTGGCTCCCGCGCCGCCGCCGGAATACCTGCTCGGCAAACTGGAGATGCCGCTAGCCTTTTTCACTGAAATCGTCGTTAAACCAACAGGAGACTGACAATGAGCAATACAGAAACACAGCTCAAGGAGCAACCCAAGAAGCAACCTAAGAAGGTCAAGGTCGCGCTGAAGAAGGCTCACACCCATGCCGGGGTCGACTATCAGCCAAAGGATGTCGTCGAGGTACGTGAGGACCAGCGGAAGCGACTGGTCGAACTGGGCGTCGTTTGATCGCACGGCCATCAGCAACCGTTTAATCACAGAGGAACGAAATCATGCCAGGTACAGAACAGAGTTATATCGGTAAGGGGTCGATTTATCTTGGCCCTGCCGACGGCAGCGCCAAGGCGCGGCCCATCGGCAATTGCGGCAAACTGGAATTGGCCATCAGCGAAGACAAAAAGGAGCTGCCAGACTATCAGAGCGCCGGTGGTGGCGTGGCCAACTCCATCTCGCGGATTTCCGGCATCGAGGCGTCAATTACCCTGCATGACATCAGCCCGGAAAATCTGGCGCTGGCGGTGTTTGGATCCACCAGCGCAGTGACGGCGGGCACGGTAACTGACGAGTCGCACACGGCCTATTTGGGCGGCTTGGTGCGCCTGAATAACCTGCCGGACACGGCCACCATCGTGGTAACGGACAGCGCAGGCACTACCACCTATGTGCTGGACACGGATTACACGGTCAATGGGGCGGGCATCGTGCCCCTGGATACCGGATCCATCGCCGACGGCTCCACCATCCTGGTCGATTACACGAAAAAGGTCGGGAACGTGGTCCAGGCGGTGGTGAACAGCGGTCAGGAGTTCGCTTTAACCTTTGTTGGTCTCAATGAAGCGCAAAGCGGAAAGCCGGTGGTGGTGGATCTGTACCGCGTCAAGTTCTCGCCCACCCAGGGGCTGGGGTTCATCGGTGATGAGTTCGCCGCAATGGACTTGACCGGCAGCGTCCTAAAGGACACCAGCAAGAGCGGTGCTGGCGTCAGCCAGTATTTCAAGGTCGAGCAGGCCGCGTAAGTCGGGTAATTCAAACAGGGTCGCGCGGCGGACTGTCGCCGGCCCTGTTTTTGGAATAACGGTTTTCAGCAACGGTCAGGGAATTAAAGCATGAGCAATTTGGTGGTCGAACTGCTGCTCAAAGCGAAGGATCTGTTGTCGGGTACCGTCAAGGGCAGTACTGCCGCGGTAGAGAAGTTCGACGCCAGTACCCGTGACGCGGTGAAGGGTGCGGACGCATTCGGCGCGGCCGGAAAAAAAGCGGGCGAGGATGCACAGCAGGGCATGTCGCTGGCCGCGCGTGAGGCCGCCGACCTGCAAACAGAACTGGCCCGTCTCAGTAGCCAGCAGCAGCTGGTCGAGAAATTCACGCGACTGAAGACCGAGGCCGCGGCAACCGCCAAACAATTAGCCGCATCAAAGGCAAGAACCGCCGAGCTGGCGGTGGCGATGAAGGCCAGCGATAAGCCTGCGCGGAAGATGGCCACGGAATTCGAGCGCGCCAGAAAGGCCAGCCGGGATCTGGCCGCGCGTCAACGCCAGCAGGCTGTGACCCTGCAGCAGTTGCGCGGTGAGCTGGCCGATACCGGCGTCAGTACAAAAAAACTCAGTGACCACAGCCGCGATCTGAAAAACAGTATCCAGTCCGCCACAGCCCGGCTCGATAAGCTGGCCGGTGAAATCGATCGCGCCGGCAAGCAAAGCAAAAAATCCGCTGGAAATGTCAAGGCGTTTGGTGATGAGACCGAAGCCGCTGGCGACAAAACCCGGTCGCTGAATGAGTCGCTGAAAAGCGGCGTGCAGCGCGTACTGGCCTACGGCGCGGCTTTTATCGGCCTGAACAAGCTGCGCCAGGGTTTGTCGGCCATTCTCGATACCGGTGGCCGGTTTGAGCGGCTGAATGTCCAGCTACAGGCAGTGATGGGGTCAGTCGCGGAGGGTGAATCTGCGTTTGCCTGGATCAAGCAGTTCACCAAGGATACACCGTACCAGCTCGACCAGGTCAGTGAGGCGTTCATAAAATTGAAGGCGTTTGGCCTGGACCCGATGGACGGCACCATGCAGGCCATCGTCGATCAGTCCGCCAAGCTCGGCGGTAGTCAGGAGACGCTGAACGGCATCATCCTCGCCGTGGGTCAGGCCTGGGCAAAACAAAAGCTTCAGGGCGAGGAGATCCTGCAGCTGGTCGAGCGTGGTGTGCCGGTGTGGGATTTGCTGGCTGAGGTAACCGGCCGCAATACCGCCGAGCTGCAAAAAATGAGCGCGGCCGGAAAACTTGGGCGCGTCGAGATTGCGCTGTTGATCGACGCTATCGGTCAGTCTTCACGCGGCGCAGCGGCGGAAACCATGACCACCTGGGGTGGACTGGTATCCAACCTCAAGGACCAATGGACGGCATTCCTCGACAGTATTGCCAGCTCCGGGACATTGGATTATTTCAAGCAGCAGATCATTGAGGCCGGCGCGGCGGCGAAGCGGCTGGCGGCCGATGGCAGCCTGAAGCGATATGCGCAGAACATTTCAGACGCCATAACCACCACGGCACAGGTGATAAAGACCAGTATCGCTGTGGTGGCGAAATACAGTGATGCCCTGCTGGCGCTGGGCAAGGCATTCGCTGTCATCAAGGCCGCCCAGGCCGCCGGTGCGGTGGTTCGTTTCGGCGCGGCGATGGCGGGCAGCGTGGCCAGCGTCACCGGGTTCGGCAAGGCCACCACACAGGCAGCAGGAAAGGTTAAAACCCTGGGCGCGGCCATCAAGCGTATTCCGACCTCCATCAAGATCGGTGTCGCGCTGGTGGCCTTCGATGTAGCGGTCAAGTCGGCGCGTTTCCTTGGCGAGGCGGTCGCCAAGCTGACGCAGGACCAGGACGCCCTGCGGGAGGCTCAGGAGCGTTACAACAAGGCGGCCTATGACGGCATTATTTCCGGCCAGAATCTGGCCGCCGCTAATTATCAGTACCGGGACACCGTGATCCAGACTGCAGAGGCAGTGGCCAGGATGACGGAAGCCGAGCGGACGTCCTATACCGAGCGCCTGCAAGGGCTGGCGGATTACGAACGCGCGCAATTGCGCATTGCGCTGAATGAGCAGCTGCTGGGTGAGGACACGACCAAACGGCAGCAGGCGCTGGGCCAGTCCCTGCAGGCGGTGCGCGCGGGTTTCGAGGCCATCGAGCAGGGTGCGTCTATTGCGGCGGAGGCGGTGCGTACTGGCCTGTCGCCGGCGGCGCAGTTATTGGTAGCCGAGTTTGACAAGCTCGTTGGCAAGGGTGGCGAGGTCAAGTCTGTGCTGGCTACTTTGTTCAAGGATTTTGACCCCACCTCCATCGAGTCTGTGCGCACCTACGGTGAGGCGCTGCTGAAACTAGCCGATGACGGCCGGGTTACCGCGGACGTCATCACCAACCAGCTGGCCGCCTCGCTGGAAAATCTCTCCGGGCAGGATCTGATCAAGTTCCAGGTCACCGCCGAGGCGGCGTTTGGCGGTGTCAGCGAACAGGCGGGTGAACTGGCCAGCCTGCTGGATGGCTCGCTGTCAGCGGCACTGAAGCGGCTTGGCGTTGACGTAAACGAGTTGGAGACCGGGATTACCACGGCTGGCCAGGACATTCTCGACACGTTTACGGCCATCGCCGGTAATGCGCAGGCAAGCAGCAAGCAGATTGGCGCGGCGTTTGAGGCGGCTTTGCAGAAGCTGTCAACAAAAGAAGAGCTGATAGCGCTACAGGCATCCCTAAAAGCTGCATTTGATTCCGGGCGGATATCTGCCAAGGCCGCGTTGCCTGCAATGGCCGCGGTGGAAAAAAAGATGGCCGAGGTCGCTGGCAGCGCAGGAAAAGCGTCCGCCGAGTTTGATCGCCAGAAACAGGCGGTACAAGAATTGAAGGCAGAACTGGAGGGGCTAAAAAACGGCCAGGATGACGTTACTGATACGTCCGCAGATTCAGCGGCCGCCGCCAACGAGGCGGCGAGCGCGTGGTTTGCCTTTTGGAAGAATCTTCAGGCGTCGTTCTACGATATGTCGGATGCCGTTGGCGAAGCCTACGACCGTATTCTGGAAAAATCTGCGTTGATGAATGATTCAATGTCCAACTTCTATGCGGACCTGAGTCGGCAGACGGAGCAGCTGACCCGTGACTACGAAGCTCAGGCCGGTGCCTACGACACGATGATGGAGCGCGTGCAAAGCGGCACGCTTAGCGTTTATGAGCTAAACAATGCGGCGTTGACGGCGGCCGGCGGCTTTACCCTGCTGGGAGATAACCAGCTGGTCGATCTGCGCGCCGCCATCGATGACGCGCAGAAAAAGATCGACCGCCTGGAGGAGTCCGGGCAGCGGACGTTGGATGCTCTGCAGGACAAGCTGGACAGATTACAGGGCAACGAGGCAGCCATTCAGCAGCGGGATTATGAGCGCCAGAAGGCCGATCTCGAATCCCAGCTGCAACTGGCGCGGAAATATGGGTCGCGTGATGCTGTTGCTGATTTGCAGCGGGCCCTGCAGTTGCTGACGCAGATCAATAGCGAGGAGACCCGCCGTCGCCTGGAGCGAGACAGAAGCAGGGAGACGGCGCGGCGCCCTGACCGCGCGCCGACGGCTACCCGCGATGTGTCCATTACGGTCAATGGCGTTACTGATCCCGAGGCCGTGGCGCGCAGGATCAGGCCGTATCTGGCAAAAATCGACAGGTTGAGGGCTTGACATGACAGGTGTGCAGCGATTTTTCGCCAATAATCGTAATGCGCTGCGGGAAGCTGTTCTGACCGCCAGTGGCGTTAAGTCGTCGTCGGCTATCTTTCGCCGCGCCGTCAACCGGACTGGCAACGGGACGGTGAATGTCACGGGCAATTACACCGGTATGAATGACGCCACTTTCGAAGTGGAAATCGTGAACGATGTCAGTGCCACGCCGCGCGTTAGCGCCCCCGTTTTCTCGGGTGTTGGCAATGGCGTGCTGTCCGGGCTGTCTGTTGCGTCCGGCACGGCGCCGGAGACATTCTCGGTACGGCTGGCCGATCTTGGCTCTGATACAACACAGGCTGTGATCGATGTGGCCAATGTGGTGCTGGCAGCAAAGGCGAGTGGGGCCGCTGGTAATGCGATCCGTATCGAGGTGGATGAATCCGGCGTGACGGCCGCCGACATGCCGTTTGCGACATTGGACGACTGGTCGACAGGACAGCCCTATAAGGTATGCGCGCAGTGGGATTTTGGCGCCCAGCCGTTGAAGGCCGACGGCTGTCTGGAAGACTCCGCGCCACGCATCATGTTCGGCGCCGATCCGCAGGTATACCGGCAGTACAAGAAGTACGAGGAGAAGCAGTGGCGTTATTATTTGACGCCGGCCCTGGTGCGTGATGTGCCGGCCGGTACGATCGTTAAGTCGGTATCTGGCGCCAGGACCGTTACGGTAACGGACGGCGTGGCCACGGATGTGCACGCCAATATTGTCACAGTGTATGACCTGTTGGCGGCTGTCCGCGAAACCAGCACGCTGCTGGATGTCGTCGGCGTGGTGACCAATGATTGCCAGCCTAACGGGGCCGGGGTAACGGATTTGCCATTGCAAACGGTGTCATATGTGTTGCCTGTCCAGGTGTCAGGCAGCTCCTATGCAGAGCGACTGGAGGCCCTGGCGGTAAGTCCCACTGCACCGACGGAAGTGGTCAGGGTGACGTGTACCGACAACGATCAGATGGGCTATGAGAGATGGAAGGTCGTGGGTGATGTGTCTGGCCGGTTGGCTGATGCCGTTACGGGCCTGGATTACGATGGCGGTGCGTTGTCCTTCCGCATTCCACGGCGCCAGCTAGAGTCGACACCGCGCGCTGATGTGTCGTGGTCATCGACGTACCAGCTGCGCACCAGCGGTCAGGAACCTCCGCCTCTGTGTGTGCGCAATTTCACGCTGGGTGCAAAGTCGTCGTCGAAGTCGATCACGTTCACCTATACCAGGCGCCCATCGTCGGATTGTGGGTGTGACAAGGCGGTCCCATCTGGAAAGTTGTCCGCTACGTGTTTGGGGTTAAACAAGGAGCTTGATATGGCAACACTTGATCCCGCCTATGCGTCGAGATTGCAAGATCTCTACGACTGGCGAGCGTCATTCATGCAGAACAATACCTATATTTTCGGTCCTCGTGTCGATGGTGAAACATTGGACCGGCAGTTGGTTGATTCTGTGGTCAACATATTCGGTTACTGGCTCGAACAGTTTTATGCTAACCCGACAGCCCTCGCCAGTTGGGATGCCGAATATGCAAAGATGAAGTCTGAACTGAGTGCGCTGGTTGGCGCGAAAAATCAAACGGTGCCTGGCTGGCAAGCGTCGACGACGTATACATCAGGCTGGATCATGCCGACCGTAGCCGCAGATAACGGGCACGTTTATTTGCTGGTTGCTGGAGGTGGCGGGAATAGCGGTGCGACAGAGCCTGCGTGGCCGACAGATGGGTCGACGGTGACAGACGGGGCGTTGACCTGGCGTGACGCCGGGCCACGTTACAGTAGTGCCATTGCCGCGTTCGATCCTGGCACATCGTACAATCAATGGGCCGCCGGTGAGATGTTGGGCGCAGGTGTTTTGAGGCAGCCCACAACAACCAACGACAATGGTCATTATTATGTAACACCTATTGATATAGATATTGCAGTTACTACAGGGGCTACGGAACCTGCATGGCCTACGAACGGAGGTACTGTCGTCGATGGCACTGTTACCTGGAAGGACCTCGGGTTTAGGGGCAAGAAATATTCTGCCGGCGATATCGTGCAGCCTACAACGGCCAATGGCCATGCATATATGGCATTGTCCTCCGGGGCGGCAGGGAACGAGGAACCAACTTGGCCGACTGACGGCAGCAGTGTCCAGCCTGCATTCAGCGATGTGGCGTGGCAGGATCTTGGATTTATCCGCGACATTCGGATGGCCAATCAATCTGCCATCGATCTGTCGTCGTCGTCAGACATCTCCGAGTTCGTAACCCGGTACCAGGCAAAGATGGATGCGCTTGGCATCGATGTGGGCATTGTGCCGGGAAAATCTGACGGCTCCAACACTGGCAGCGCTGCATGTTGGAGCGACCCAGGTGGCGATTATTGGTGGACATCTCCTGGCTATTTGCCGGCGTTTACCAATCGCATCTGGCACAGCGTGAGACGTAATAGCGATGGAGACATCGAATCCACCCAGGAATTTGCTCTCGCCATTGTCTGCGCGTGCCCTGACAAGCTGATGGAGGGCGACACAATCACTGTCTCGATCGATGATGTTACTGGGGTGGCGAAAACATATCAGATCGGCGATGAGTTCAAGGTGCCCGTGGTCAATGCGTCGCCGGTATATCTTGCCGGTGGTGTCGATGGTAACGATACTCATACATGGCTGGTGACCGGAAGTGTTTCCGGAAAGTTGCCTGATTATGCGGTGGTGAATGGCGCCGAGGTTCCGTATTCAGCAGGTGGGTTGGGGTTTACCATTTACCGCAAGGGTATGCCGTTTGCGCTGGGTGACCAGTGGACTTTCGCCGTTGAGGGGGGACAGTACCGATGGCGCAAAAATGACGGAGCATGGTCTACCCCTGCCGATATTCCTGCCGCTCCTGTTGGATTGTCGGATGGGCTGTCGGCTGAATTTACGCCTGGCGCCGCCCCGAGCTATGTTTCGGCTGACAGCTATCTGTTCGAGGTCAGGCAGCCGTATTCGCCGAACCACATACGCCAGCCTGGCAAGTATAGGTGGCGATGGAATGGGTCGGCGGCTTCCGTGACTGCCAATCTCGGTGCCACAAAGACGCTTGATTATATTGTGTTGGGGGCACATTCGCTGCCGGCCGGCGCTATGGTAACTGTAGAGGGTGGGCCTGACGGCGTGGCGTGGCCTGAGTCTGTGGCGATGACGTGGCGGGCAGGTGCCATGTCTGAGATGCTGGCAGTTCCGTGGAATGTCGCGTGGTTGCGGTTGTCAGTCTCTAATGCTACTGGTGGGGCTGTCGACTGGTGGTGGGCCGGCGAAGCGCTGACGACCGAATACAGTGCTGGCAGGCTGGTCATGCGGCGCAATTATTCCGTCACCCGTGGCGGTGGTGTGAATCCCAGTGCTCTGTATGCTGGCCGAGGCATGGGTGGCGAAGTTGCCTGGGAAACATTCCTTGGTCAGGTTGACCTGGATAATATTTTGCACATGGTCGACCATGTCAAGGAGCATGATGAGTCGATTATTCTGCTGCCTCACTTCAAACATCCGCAGGATGCGGCAGAAGTCCGTATTGCTGTCGATGATGTCGATATTGTCGATGACTATCAATTCCAGCCTGATGACGCGAGCAACAGACAATTGTCTATTTCCCTGCCCTTCGATGCGGTGATTGCATGATCACCTGGTTACGGCTGGAGACGCAGCCGCCTTTGGAGTTCTATCGTGAGTCTCAATCTGCGGTCACCGCTGACCTGGCGTTCAGGCGTTTGATCAGCATCGGTAATGTGCGCCGGCCCTTGTCTGGCGGCGGCGGTGAAAACGCGAATACCACAGTTGTCCTTGATAATGGTGATGGCTCGCTGACGGAGTATTTCAGCCCTCCACCGTTGCGCCAAAAAGCCCGGTTGATTTCCAGCGTTGGAGACATATTTGAGGGCACCGTATCGGCCTGCGTGATAGGTAGTGATATCGAGGTCGAGCTGGAGGCTGGTGGGCCTATCCCGCTGTCTGATCGCATCCCGCTCAGAGAGACCACTGCATGGGGGAGTTACAAAAACAAGTCGACATTGCCTCTGGTATATGGTCGTGTGCCGGTCAGGCCGATCCCCTACGACAATAGTGCCACCCTGTTTGTCTGCGCCGATCATGTGTGCCAAGGCGTCGATGGCGTAACGGTCGACGGGGTTGACGTCATCGCGTACGAGTTCCGCAATGATGTGGATGATACCGGGCATGCTGTGGCTGTGGTCGAGCTGGCAGACCCGTTACCTGTTGGGTCCGATTTGATCGTGGAGTTGCGCGGGCGCGTACATCCGGATACTGGTGAGTTGCTTACCAATCCGGCCTTTGTGCTGTGGGATCTGATGGCAAACGTCGTCGGGCTGCCTGTGCAGATATCTGATCTTGATCAGTTCCGGACGGAAACGGCTACGCTGGGCATCGAGCTGGGCGGGATCATTGATAATGCCAGCCGTTCCATTCGGTCTCAGATTGATGAAATCTGCGCCAGCATTGGCGCTGTGTGGTCGGCCGCCATGCCTGGGATTGCCAGGCTTTATCCGCCGGCAGCATCGGTTGTTCGCGATCCTGATTTCGCTGTGTTTGACAGGATAACTGCCGGAGACGTGAAGGCTGTGTCCAGCCAGGGGCGCATCGTTACAGTGTTGCGTGTGCTCTATGATTTTGATGGCAACAAGCCTCGCCGAGCTGTCCAGTTCGAAGCCCCTGATGCCAAGGAAGAATACGGCCATATTGACCGTGAAATCGAGGCACGATGGTTGCGGTCTCCACGTCAAGCCGCTGATTTGGGGGCGCGCATCCTTGCTTATCAATCACAGCCTGTTTGGGAGATCAGTTGGAGCGCTGACGGTGGCGACATTCCCCCTGGCGTGTATGTAGAGATCAGACATCCTCGGTCGCCTGTGCAAGGCAGCGTGCTGGTCATGGACTCCGACGTTAACCTTGGAGCCGGCTCAATGATTGTCGCTGAGGCTCCGGCCGGAGCGCTAAGTGCGGTTGTAATGACGACCATTTCAACCGCGTTTGAGCCTGAATTGAGCTCCGGTGCGTCTGTGCTTTATCAGGCCGGCATTGCTACCTTCACCATCACTGATGACGACGGGCGGCCGCTTGTTGGCGCGCGTGTGACGATGGATGGCGTACAGACAAATACCACCGACAATAGTGGTCGGGTACAGTTTGAGGCCGATAGAGGGCGCCATCTCTTATATGTTGAGGCTAGTGGTTATCAGCCATTGGAGATAGAGGTGTCAATATGATCCGCCGCCGATTCCCTGCTCGTTCAGCTGGCAGCTCTCCGCGCACCGATGCGATTGATATGCGGCTAAAACTTTCGCCCCAACCTGTCGCTGTGGCATGCCCACCTATCCCAGGCTGTTCGCCTGTCATTGTTGACCCGAATGACGGCTCAGACCCTGTCAGTGTGCCTGCTGGTGGATCATATACGTGCCCTTCTGCCACTTCTCAGTATTGGCATGAGGATGCGCCATATTGGTTAAGCGCGTGTTCTGGATGTAGCAGTGGCGTGATATTGTCTGAGGTAGACATGTCCGGCAAGGTGGATACTCTCCAGCTCCCTGCTTATGACTCGTTTGCCGTTTTATGCGGTTTGGGCGGTGATCTAGATCCTGTAGCAACACTGGCATTTGATGTGGATGCCTATTGGCAGGCGTCATCAGAAGGTACCAGCATTTCAAGCGGTGGATTCGCCGATCTTGGGTTGGGTAATGGACATGATTGGTCGCTGATTGTTATATGCTATGGGCAGTATCTGGTCGTGTCTTCCGCGTCTTCATGCGTGGCCCCCTTGCCGTTTGATTTCCAGCTTGAGGTTCGCGCTAGGCTGGATTCTACGTTATTGGGTACCTGCATCCTTACTGTTTTTTGAACCGTTTCTCAAACTGGTTGTTTATTGCTCTTTTATTTCTGTCTCAAATTGACTGTAAATAATTCTCAAAATGATCGTTAGGCTACAAGAAGCTGGCCGAG